TCCGGGTACGCTAGACCTAGATAGTTTTCCCTGGTCAGCGGTAGGCTGAATTTCTTGATCAGCTCCAGAACGTAGTCCACTTCTTTCCCACTCTGGGGGGTTGATTCCATTTGCTGATTTGAATACTTCATCCCTAGCCTCCGTTTGAGATATCTGTCCTTTTCTATATTTTAACCAAATACTATCAATTAATTCAGAATTTTTTGCATTTTTAAATGTGTCTGGGAATAGGCCTCTTACAGCCTCCCATGTAATAGACTGCATTTCTCTTGGCAGTACACCACGTTCTTGGGCAGCTCTGCGGTAGGCCTCAGCATATAGGCCGTATGTACCTTGCACCCCAGTTACGGAGCTATTCTTTGGCCCAACCTGACCAAGCACATTTGAGCCAAAGTTATGAGCTACCTCTGTAGAGGCTCCAGACAAAGGTCTAAGCAAACCAGCGGCAACAGCGTGAGTGTCAATAGTTACATATCCAGCCGGATTAGTTGGATCATAAATATTGTTGTAGAAATTGCGAACCTTATGTTGCTGTCCAAGGTTATTGCTAATATTTGCTAATGTTGGGTTTTCAAAAATGTTAACCGCTTTACCAATTTCATTTAAAGAACCCCAGCCAGTTTTGTATGGCACACCCTTGTCAGTCAACCTAATTCCAGCAAACGTGCCTTCTGGGTTTACAATCTGATGTTCACGAGGATTGTATGCTTGGTCATAAGTACGCAACCACATAGCCTTTAATCCTGGATCATCTAGCTCTGCTAATGTTTTCCCACGAATTGCATCAACTATTGGTGCGTATTGTGGCTTGGCCCAAATTATCTTGGCCATATCATCCATTGAGCTATCCCATTTAAATGATTGCTTATTGGTCATTGTATCTAGAACACGCTCACCAAGAGACACATTCATAAACCAATCTTTTTGTGGAGACAGTACAGCTAGTACACCAGAAATTGCATTGTCATTGGCTCCATATTTTCCTGTCCAATCATCCACAATGTTACGAGCGCCATCGTACCAGAGCTTGCTACGTTGACGAGTTTGTTCTGGAACCTTGTCATATAAATACAAAAGGTTATCTTTTACTTCTGTAATAAAATCTTCTGCACGTTTTTCTGGGTTTCTTGCTTTAGAGGCAAAATTAGGATATTGCTGAACTAAACCCATATTGTGTTTAAATGCCTCTGGATCTTTTTTAATTGCCTCAAAATCAACAATTAAATTAGATGCTAATGGATCCTCTGTTGCCTTAACTGCTGTTGGCAGTCGAGTGCTTACAACACTTGCTCTTGGTCCTACTGGTGCAATATCAGCAATTCCACCAATAGAACGCATATACCCTTCTGCCATTTCAGCAGCCTTTGGTGCTACAGCTTGGCCAGCTTTAACAGCGCCCTTGCCAGCAACCTTTGCAGCAGCTCCAGCAATTGGCACAATATTTAAAAGCTCTAGCGCTGGATCAGGTTTAATCCTAGTCGTACCAGAGATAAAGCCACCAGCTCCCTCAACAGGATAAAAGCCTAGAGCCATATCCTCTAATACTTTGCCTGACTCTCCAACAGTTAAATCTTTGAGAGATATCCTTCCCAATACTGGTATATCTAAACCAACCTTATCAAGCTGTACACCAGCCTTAGTTAGCAACTCACCAATATATCCCAATGCCTCTTGGGCTTTATTCTGTGGGATTGGTCTAGCTACACCAAGCGCTGGTTGAACGTCTGTCCTAACTTGTTGAGGCTGAAATCCAGAAACAGTAACTTGACCATTTGGCTCGGTAGTAGGAGCTGCGGCCAACATAGTATCTTGAGGTTGTTCTTCCTCAACATCTGGATACATATTGTTTAAATATGCATCAACGTAGGTTTGTTCAAATTTAGTGTATGCCATTATTGTGCTTGCAATATAGTTTGTAAACCAATTAAATAATTGTACTGACTCTCATCAATAATTTTTCTTTGACGCAAGTCATCTAGGCTAGTACTTTCATCAATCACAAAACCTTCTTTAACTTTTTGTTTACTGACTAATGTTTTAACAACATTAGAAATATCTGTTCTTGCCTTATTTTTTACAATGTTAGCCTTGTCTTCATTTTCGTATCTTTGTATAGCAACACTAGCAACAGATTTTGGATCAAATGAACCAGTATCTAATAGCTGTGCTTTTTTAGCCTCGTTATAGTATTCGGTTATCTTTGCCTCTTTAGCGAAAGCATGAGCATTGGCTTTGTTTTTACCAACGCTAACATCCGGCAATCCAGCGTTTCTGCGGATTATGGCAGCCGCCTGTCCTTCATCTTTTTCAGTTCTATCTATTAGCTGTTTGGATAGGTCAGCAAGTTGCTTTCCACTTATTCCGGCTCTAGCAGATATTTTACGCAAATCATTTAAATCAGTAATAACACCAGTTCTGACTTGTAGGCTTATGTTTGAGAAAACAGCAGAGTCACCATCTGATGATGGATTTAAGAACTTTTCCATTTGTTCTATTGACAATACTTTTGATTTTGCTATTTTTAAACCAATATCACGTTTTCTTATTGCGTTAGTAGCTGGGTTGTGATACTCAATCAACAGATCGTTTACCATTTCTTCGTTGCCCAACTTCTCAATATTCTTAGCAGCACTTAATGAACTAGCTCTCTCTGTGGCTCTCTTTAAAAACATAGCGCCCAGCTTGTCTTTGTCTAGACCTTTGTACAACTCACTTAGGTTGCCAACGTCTCCCTTTTGCAACTTTAATAAAGCCTGTGTTGCGTTTGGGCTAGAGTCAATAAGGTGGTCAACAATATTAGAATAAATCTTATCTTGCAACTCATCTCGTTTTTTCTTTACAAACTCAGGATTTGTACTTCTTTCTATTAATTTAATTGCGCTATTCTCTTCAGCCCTAATTCTTTCTGCGAGCATTGTTGGGTCTTGCTCTGATTTTAATACATCTGCAATCATTGTTGAGTAAGAATTAAGAGAATCGTTAACCAACTTTTCGTTTTGCATTCCAACCAATTTTAAATATTGATCTGTTGCTTTTTTGTATACAGCATTACCAGCGCTTGTTATGGATGCACTAAATTTTAAAGCCTCATCAGCATCTATAGATGCAAGCACTTTTCGATAGCTACCATTGCTAGTAGTTATGGCTTTAATTTCTGTTTGTATTTGATTAAAATCAAAAGCACCAGAATCAATTGCAGAACTTACGGCATCTAGATTTTGTCTAGCCTTTGCTTCAAAATCAATGCGAACTTGTTGTGCTTGAACTTTTCTAGCTGCATCACCAAAATATGTACCAGGCTTTGCAAACAATTCAGATGGACTTAGGCCAGCCTCTTGTGCTTTTAATACTTGCTCCATTGTTGGTGCATTTTCTACACCATATTGAGCGCCCTCTCTTTGTGCTTTTTCGGCAGCCTCTTTAAATGCAAACCCAGCCAATCGATCTAAGGCAGAATTAATACCTTGAGTCATGGCTACAGACTCTTTGAGATTAGCAAAGTCTAAACGTGGTACGTCTGCTGGCAAATAGCCAGTTGGTTGGTAGCGTGGAAGTTCTGCCATGATTAATCTATTATCCTTAAACTGCCCTCACTACCACCCCTAGCAAGAGCTGATTGAGATCCGGGGCCTGTAAACGTATCTGGTTTACCACCAAGTTTACTGCCCATATATGCAGCTTGGCCTAACTTACCAGCAGCCTCAAAGTAGCCAGCCTGTTCAGCAATCTGTCCAGCGCCTTGGTATAGACTTGCTTGAATTAATCCGCTACGCTTGGTCATATCTGCATTAGACAAAGCAAACACAAACTCTTTGCCACCCTTAGTATTATTTACTTGCTGTATCAATCCGGCAGATCCCTCAAAGCCTTGTGTTCCACCAGCAAAGCCACGAGCCACTACGGCTGCGTTAGCTTGGTTAGTACGTCTAAGAATCTCGTTAGCCTGTAATTCATACTGCACAGCTCTGCGGTCAGACTCAACCTCTGCTTGCTTGGCTTGCATCTGATACATCTTATTGCGGTCTTGTCCAGCCTTGATGGATCCGGCTGCGCTAACGGCCATTAAGGCTATGGCTGCTACTTCCATATCATGTCCCCTGGTGTGTTGCTACTTTGTACTCTAAACCGAGCAAGGTCATCTTCAATGGTACGTCTTGCTCAACTGTAATCTTGCCTTCTGTCGTGTAACCCAATATGCCATGCAATGTCTTTGTGCCAGTATATTCGTCAACTGCCTCATCAAGAATATCGCCAAACGCTCTGAATGGTACTTGGATTGTATTAATCTTTAGGTGCTGGGTATTGGCAACCAATGCGTTAACCTCAACGATTCTCTTTTTAAATCCAATGCGTGTGCCTGTCTGTAGCTTTAGGTCAACCGGCATGGTTACAGCTCGTACTGTGATTGGTAAGCCAACCTCATATTTTGTTGCTGAAGAGCGTGGGAATGTGACTGTGCCACCGCCTGGTACTGCTTGGTCAGCCTGTACAGATCCATCAAGAATGACGTTAACTGTCTCTGTAGCTACATGGCTCATTGAGACTGATGCAGCAGCTCCACCAGTTTTAGATGAGTCTGTTAACAAATCATTGTCAAAAGCCTCAACGTAGTATTGGAATGTGCCGTTTACGTCTCGTTTTGCTATTGTGTAGATGGTTGAAATATCCACACCCACATCAACAAAGGATCCGTCAACTGTAGTGAACTCTGATGGAGCAATTACGTTTTGCGCTCTTAATAACGAGAATACGGCCATTGTGCCGTCATCGCTATTAGTAATTAGCAGTAAGTCGTTTTCGTCAGTAGCCACAGACCTACGCAAAGCCATGCGAGATGGAGTCCGTAAGAGATGCCCAGCAAGAAGCGATATCTTTTGTGTGACGTATGTAAGTTGCGTATCAGTATAAGCAAACTCATTTAATGCCTTTCCTTGTCTCTGTACAAACAATGTACCAGACTCTAACTGCTGAACCCGAATGCCTTCTTTAATGCCGTTACGGCTTGCTGTTTTAACAAAGAAATTCGTTGGAGTAATTGGGTCAAGACCATTTTGGGGAACATAGAACTCACCTCCTGTAGTAAATACTTGCAAGTCTCGGCCAGAGATAATGTCAACGATAGCGTTAAATGTATTGGTGTCTAGAGTTGCCTCTACCGCATCATCATCTAAGCCTTCTGTTGGGTCAAAGTCAAAGAACAATCCAACCTTAGATCCCCATATGGTTGATGGGCGAGACTTCGATCCACCAAAGTACAGACGGCCTTCATGGAATGTTACAGAGCGTGGCCAACCTTTACCGCTTGACCAAACATCCTCATATCCTGACTCGTATTCCCATGAGCCATTAGCAATGGCTGATGTGTTAAAAAATGGGAACTCAGTAATTGCATCAACTGACGTGCCAGATGTGTACTTAACAATCTTGGCTCTACCTTGTGGAGTTGCGTTGACGTATTGACCAACGCTGCCAGCAGTAAACACGCTAGATGATGCGGTCAATGTAATCTTGCCCGATACAGCAGATGGTGTTAGCGTACCGGCTGGATTGCTAAACGATGCTGTAAACGCATACTTTGGAATGGAGTCAAACGTAATAGCAGATCCTGTCCAAGTCGCATCTGTGCCACCCCTAACAATCTTAATTGGATTAATGTCAGGATGAACCACAATCAACGTGTCTGCCGACTGAGTCCATACAATATTAGCTAAACGTGCGCCAGTTAACCCAAGTGATGATGTATCAAGGTATGGGTTGCCAGAGCCATTGATGTTGGTAATCTGATTCTTGTTTTTGAATACATACATCCGATTATGCGTAAAGCAAAGCATATAGGAATCCGATGTGCTGAACTCAAACTCAACTAAACGTGTGCCGTTACCGGCTGACTCTGTGCTACTGTTTGGTAGTGATGCAATGTACTTTGTGCCGGGTCTACGTCTAATGCCACCCTGTGGCTGACAGACCACATTGGTGGCCTCTTCTAATGCGTTAGCGTAGGCTGCTAAATCAACCCTTGCTCGGAGCAATGGGTCTAACTCGCCTGTAGAAAAGTTTGTCTGGATAGAGACAAAGCGAGCCATTAATACCTCACAGCAATAAGTGAGAAATCATTAATAGCGTTTGTTGGCTGTCCTTGGCCATCAATATTCATGGCTTGTCTTAGATATCCACCTCTGCCATTCTCGGCTGGGGATCCAATAGCGACAGACTGCCAATACTGGCTCTTCTCGGTTTGATCCGTAATAGGTAAAGCAAGATGCCAAGTCATCATATATTTGAGCAACTGCACAAAATAACTGGGCATATCGTATTCGGGTACGGCATATTGATAATCAATGTAAACCTCTTCATAGTCAGTCAATAACTTGCTGCCCATGATTCTGTATTCTTTGCGTGGTGGGATGCCAACAGCATTTGTATCATATACGGCTCTAGGAGCGCCTAAGCGGTCTCCAGGCAGTTGATATTCGTAGCGGTACTCATTGGTAGGAGTTGTTACCAATCGTGCAATAGAGGTCTTTTTAAAGCTAAATGACCAAGGGTAAAGTATTAGGGCTTGATTGCGAATATCCGCATACAAGCGGTCAGCAATCGATGCCTCATCAGTTCCCTCGTTAAATGAGGAGATAGGCTTTGCGCCTAACATCACGCAAGCATCAGAACATATTGATAGTGCGGTATCGCCAGCTGCCATTTAAATCTCCAATGTAAGAATGGGCTATCGCCAGTTTTGCCAGCAATAG